CAGAACCAAAAAAACCAGATCCTACAACGTTTAAGTTGCCAGAAACTGTGGTGTTAGTAAAACTAAGGTTGGTTGCTTGAAGAGTATTAAATACACCAGTGGCGGCATTTACGTTTACGCCGGTGATTGTGGCACCAGTCACGTAAGTAAAAACGCCAGTTGCACCAGTGACCGTTGTACCGATTACAACTGCACCCGAAACACTGGTAGTAAAAACGCCAGCAACGCCAGTGAGGTTAGTGAAGGCGCCGGTGTTTCCTGTGACGGTAGTGCCGGAAGCAAGTACAAATACCCCAGTGCCTGCCGTGACATTTGTAAATTGACCACTAGTACCTGTTATGGTTGCGCCAGAAACTTGTGACGTAAAGACACCGGAAATACCGGTGATATTTGTAAATGCAGCTGTGGTACCAGTAATGGTTGTGCCTGAAACACGGCTAGTAAATGTACCAGAAACACCTGTGATATTTGTTGTTAAAATAGTGTTTCCAGTAACTGTGGAGCCAGATAGGTTTGTGTAGACACCTGAAACACCAGTGATTACAGCAAAACGACCGGCATCTCCAGTAATCATGGCCCCAGATAAGAACTGGGTAAAGACACCAGAAATACCACTTACATTTCCAAAAGCACCCGTATTACCAGTGACGGTTGCGCCTGAGACCCTTGCCGTAAATGTCCCGGATACTCCAGTGACATTAGATGCAAGTACCGTATTTCCGGTAATGGTTGCACCAGAAAGTTGTGTAGTAAAAACACCCGATACACCATTTACGGCAGTAAAGTTTGCCGTTGTACCAGTAACTGTTGTTCCTGATAAAGTGCCAGTAGCTTGTACACCGTTTGCAAATTGCGCAAGCCCGGTTACGGTCAATCCACTTGCGACGGATAGGTTGCCGCTAACGTTAAGAACTGGAGTAGAAAGGGTTTGGAATGTGCCAGTGGTTGCGGCAATGGTTGTACCTGTAAACGTCGTCCCGCTTAACGTTGTATAAGTGCCAGAAGTAGCCGTGACCTGGTCACCTGTTATTGCCGCGCCTGACAACGATTGAAATTGACCACTCGTAAAGTTAGCAGTGGTTCCTGTTGCGGTTGTAGTTGTTACCGTAACACCATTGACATTAGTGCCTTGGACATTGGTACCAGTAATTGTCAGGCCGCTTACAGTTCCGCTTACAGTTACATTGTTTTGTACAAGAATACCGCTGAAGGTTCCAAGACTGGAGCTATTGATTGCAGCGAAAGTACTTGTACCCGTTACGGTAAGATTTCCGGCAATAGTGACGTTACCGCTGAAGGTAGCACCGCTGGCCGGAGCGTAGTAAATATCTAGGTATTCTTTAAACTGCGTAAAAGTAATCTTCTTGTTACGTAGTGTAGGGTCTACCTCAAAAACGTGGACAAGCGTCAGCAAGTCCTGCTCATCAATAGCAGCGCCATTAATTGCCGGAAATTCGGAAATCCTTCTATTTGCCACCTGCTATTCGTACAGAATACCTATGCTTTAATTATAAAGCTTTTTACTTAGCGCACTTTAACCTCAATACGCGGCAACATGCTTGAAACAAAGTTCCACGACACTTGAATTCCTGTTACAATCCCACAAGACAACAAGATCACAAGCAGTAATTCTGCAACTGTAAAATTGCGACGCACATAAATCACTTGTGGTTGCTGTGGAGCAAAAGCGCGTTGAGCAATGGTCTGCTGGATGGCACGCTCTCGAGCAATCGCCTTCATCTCAGCAAGTTGTTCAGGCGTGATCTGTGGCTCCAGAGGAGGTTGCGCTGGTACTTGGCTAGGAGAAACCTGTTCTTCCATTGTCACAAATGGTTTTGTTGACAGACTAACATATAAACAGAACGCTTGCAGTTATGAGTTACGGAATCAGAAAAGGACTAGAAGACATTGCACAGGAACTGAAAGGAATCAGGAATATCCTTGGTTCCATGTGGCATAGCCGATATTCAAACGGAGAAACTGACGCCTTGTGTCCCGATGCTTATGCTGATGAATATATTTCGACTGAAGAATGTGGCCGGCGTCTTGGGGTATCCGACCAGACAGTGAGAAACTGGATTGCAATCGGACGAAAAGAACCTGCAAAAGGCTGGGTAGAAGGCATCCATTACGTCAACATTTCCCCTGGGGCCAACCGTAAAGCAGTGATGCGAATCCCCTGGAACCAACTGGTTCAATCCTTTGCCAAAAACCGTGACCTTACGGCAAGTGATCTGAGAGGTGGACCCAGAATGTATAAGTCGACTAATGACTTTCTTGAATGATGGCACATCGATTTCAAATTGTAGATATCGATGAGGTCACCATCGATAATTATCAGGAAACTTTACCTGAGTCCTTGGCAAACCAAGTGGAAATGTTCCTGCCACCCAGTGGCTCATTTGATGACGGATGCCTACGTCGTTACCTTGAAAACTTAAAAAAATACGAAGAAGAAGACGCTAACTCAGGCATGACGTTGGCGAATAGATTGCGTCTTGTGTTCCAAGATCTGCAGCCTGATACGATCTGTGGTAAGTTTCCACAAGCAGAACTGCCATTGAAGAGAAGGCTTCGTTGCGTTGCTGAGTACCTAATTCGCTCTGGTGAATTCAATAAAGTGCGAGACAGCGCCGGTAAACTGGTTAAAAAACGTGGCATCCTAGGCAAACTGGTTGTGCTTTACCAACCGACCGAAAAGCTTTTAGAATCGCTACAACGCCAAGGACTTATAGAAAAATGTCAAACCGACGCGAAAAGCTGATTGCTTCTGTCATCGGCTCAGAGATGGACGAGACTAAGGCCAAGGTCCTTGAAGGTACATTGAAGCTGATCCTTGGTGACATGGGCCAACATTACTGCAAGATGTGGGAACTTGAAGGGCCGGGAGTTATGGTCTTTCAGCCGCAAAATGAGGAACGTTCTATGTTTTTCATGACACTCAAAGAGCTGCACTCAGCGCAAGAGGAGTGTGAACGGGAGAATAACGGCGATCTGGCCGAAACATTCAGACGCGTTCTTGGGGCAGCACAAAAGATTGATCCCCTGGAAAAAGCTGGTTACCTCATTAATGATCATGCAGGCATGCGTTACCTAGAAATTGACTACAACAAGGTGGATGAAAAGAAATGACCGATGGTGTTCGCAAGGTTAAATCAAAGTCTGAAGAAATTGAGTGGATCACCAGCTCTGACCTTGTATGCGCAGCTAATGAGCTGATGGGTGGCATTGACTTGGATGTGGCCAGTTCCAAGCTTGCTAACGAGTACGTGCAGGCTAAACAGTTTTACACACCGTCAGACGATGCGTTGAATTCGCAACTCTGGTATGGAAACGTATATTTATTTCCGCCCTCCGGTGCTTATTTCTGGGACAAAAAGAACGAAAGGTGGAAGATGACACGTGCTTCTGCATTGTCCTTGACATCTTCCCATGCCGTATGGTTTCGGCGTTTGTACCACGAATGGCTGTCAGGTGAAGTGAAGCAGGGTCTTTACTTTAGCAACTGCCCTGACATGATTCGTTACGAGCCTAAGATCTTTAAGTTTCCGATGTGCATCTTAAAAACCATACCAAAATTGAATCGTCATCGCCAGGGCAAGGTGGAGACTGCAACCACGTGCACTTCTTTCCTTGTGTATTTGCCTCCCATGGATTCGGCAACTGAAGCCACCGAACGATTTATTGACATTTACTCGGAACGCGGACATATCCTTTCGTGAACCGGGTATACTAAAAGACGATTACAAGGAACTATGAGCGTCCTCGCCGACTGGGAGATCAAACAGCTTGCTGTAGAAAAGGGTATGATTGAACCCTTTGTTGATCACCTAGTTAACAAAGAGAACGGACGCAAGCTTCTTAGCTATGGACTTAGTTCATACGGCTATGACATCAGGCTTTCCCCTGGGCAGTGCTTAATTTTTGGTAAGGTCCAGGCTGGGGACTGCGATCCAAAGAACTTTGATCCTGCGATCCTCAAGCCTGCCGACCTGCTGGAAGATGAACGTGGTCAGTACTTCTTGCTTCCTCCGTACGGCTATTGCTTGGGCGTTGCACAAGAACGTTTGCAGCTGCCACGTGATGTCACTGTCGTCGCCGTGGGCAAATCGACTTATGCTCGCTCAGGCATCCTTGTCAACATCACGCCTGCTGAAAGTGGCTGGGAAGGTTACCTGACGCTAGAAATCAGCAACTGCACGGGACTCTTCAATCGCATTTATGCAAACGAAGGGATCACCCAATTGCTCTTCTATCGTGGCAACCCTTGTGAGGTTAGTTACCAGGACCGAAAGGGCAAGTATCAAGACCAGCCAAGTAACGTAGTGTTCTCTCAGGTTTAAAACCCTTTGCCAAATTGGGACTGTGGCTTACGGGAATATGCCGTACTACCTACAGTCCCATAAGCGTCACCGTCCTCATTGAAAACGGTGGGCTCAGTAATTTGAGATCTTTGTTGATATGCGCCGGCAGACCTTGCTGCACGCATAAACTTTGCTACGTTATTTTGTTTGTCATTTACAGAATCAGCAGATCGACGTTCCGTTGATTCAATGCGTCGCATGTCTGTGTCATACGCCTGCTCTGGCCTTAGGTCCGATACTTCGGCTCCTGAGGTGCCAGAGTTGTTACGCGGGTCGTATGTGGGCCTGTAAGTGTTTGCCATCTTATCATTGTAAGAGACGTAAATCGCTTACACACCGTGATGCATTCCGCCGCAGGATTCCTGGACAGTTTTGTTCAAGATGAACTGGATTGTCGTTGTCTTACTGAAGAAGATTTTGGCGCACCTCTTTCCAACGAAACCAACGACGTTCCGCTGTACGACCAGTACAACCGAGGCTTGGTACTAGGCGAGCAAGGTTTTGAACGCACCAACCTGGCCCTGGAAGGTGGCGAAAAACGCCCTGGCCTTACCGGTTACATCCCAAGTGCTGAAGAAGGCTTAGGAATGGGTGCAAGCCCAAGACCTAAAGCTTTGATTTTGAATCTTGGCAAACCAGATGAAAAAGAGCTGGTGTTGTCCGCAAAACGTCGCGGCATGATGCGTTAATCTTTTTGGCAGTCAAGCTGGCCAGGCCAAGTACGGTTGCCTTTCACTCTATTCTCTTTTTTGGTTAAAATTTGTAAATTTGTCTCCACATGAAGTCCACACATGTATTTGCTTTGTAAAGGATATATATGATCCACTTCATGTGGGACACCTGTTCTTTCGGTTAATTCATGTGCTTTTTTATATATTTTTTCAATGTTAATTTTATTAGCCCATGCAGGCATTGCTTGTTTTTTAACTGCCCTTCTCTTTGCTAGCCAACCATTTATCAATCCTCTGTTCAGTTGTCTCCATTGTTTTTGGCATGCTTTTTCTTTGAGTTGATTTTTTTCTGACCAACGTTTTCTTGCTTTTTTGAAACCGTTTGGGTGATTTTCTTTGTACTTTTCTCTAGATTTGCGTATACGTTCTGGATACGCTTTTCGATATTTTTCTTGATGGCCGCGTCGTTTTATTTTGTTTGTTTTAGCCCACTTTTGGTTTGCTATTTTGTGGCATTCCGGGCAGCGGGTTTTTTCTTTTGGATAACGATGCAAGCCTTTGCGGCAAGTTTTAAAACCGTCTAAAATGTTCATGTGACCAGTAGAGTGGTTACCGTGGGTAGAGAGCGCCAACTCTGCTACCCTTAAATTGTAACAAACTTTAGACATGGCGACGGAATCACGAGGTACTACAAGCAGAAACGAATGGTTTGCTCCCTTGGATCAGACTAGTGACTGCCCAGGAGGAGTTTGCCCAGTGCCCTGGGCCACTAAAGAGGTGCCTCCTGTAATCCAGGAAGATCTGGTGAATCATCCATCTCACTATGCGGATTCAAGTATTGAGTGCATTGACGCAATTGAAGCACAATTAACCGCAGAAGAATTCCAGGGCTATCTGCGTGGTAATTGTGTTAAGTACTTGTGGCGTTGGCGCAATAAAGGCGGCCTACAAGACCTGAAGAAAACTAAATGGTACTTGGACCGCCTGATTACTGTTAACGAAACTCAAAACGGCTGAAAACCGTCTTCATCTTCTTCCTCGTCGTCGCTGTAAATACATGCGGCGGCGAGTTCTGCTAATTCAATATCGGTTGGGTGATCCCAGTCAATCTCAATGTTTTCAGACGCCATGATGTCTCGGATGGCGTACCACTCCATCAAGCGTTGATGATAAAGGTTCAGCAAAGCAGCATGAAGCTCGTCCCAAGTCATCTCTTGGGCCTGAAGCTCAGCCTTGCGCATTGCAAATTGGAGTTCTAGGGGAAGTTCAAACTCTCTGGGCTCAACTGACCGCTCCATTCCGCTTTGCATTTCTTTACTGCAAGTATTCTAAGCCTAGCTACTAAATTCTAAAGGGACGCCATCATTGGTGTAATCGTCCCAGGGATCGTCATCAATTTGAAATTCGTTAGCAAACTGGGCAATTACGTACGGACTGAGGTTCTGTTCCAGGGACCGGATGGCCTTTACTTGGTGCGGAGCCGCCGTGTAATTCCTGAACGCTGCAAGTAATACATCTGTAGAGGACCAAGGATTTGCGTCGACTTCATGAAGGAAAAGCCGAATCTCCTCACGACGCCTGTGGAGCAAGCCACCAATTACTTGATGGTCTTCACCAAAGACCCAACGGCTCATTTCTTCTGTGGCAGCGGCAAAATCTTCGTGTTCAATACAATCAATTACTCGACCGTACAGAAAAGATTCCCAGCCAATGGAATGAATAAATGAAAGCAACGCCTGGCGCATGCTGTCATCAAGTCCAAGATTTAACTTTGTAAGTTGCGTGTCAATAACGGATAGCTCGTGGAAGAGATACTCCAGTGCTTTTTCTTGACTGCAACACTGGCCACGTTTGACGGGAGAACCATCGGGATAGAACTGAGTCCCAAGCCCAATGGTATACGGTTCTGCACCAGTGCACGGATCTGGGTATGCTTTCTCGTTAAACCCTTCGTATTTGCGAATTAGGTTAACGGCACGCGAAAGATCCGACATAGGGGTAACAATTATTACCCCTAATATACATAATTTTTACTTACCTTGGCCGCGCATCTTTTTACGGCCATGGCTAGGCAATGAATGTTGACCCTGACCTTGTCTCGTTTTTTTCGGGCGAGACTCAATTTTTACAGTTGCACTTGATTTGGGTTTTGCCATGGTTAAGTGGATTGGCTTGTACAGCTTAACGCGGAATTGACTTGATAATATTTTGAAGTTCACTAACTGCAATCATTGCTTGCACAGCCTCCTCAGAACCAGGCTGAGCCTTCGAAATGATGCTTAATTGACGATTTAACTCTTGCTGCAAAGTAGGGTACTGCCCACCAGTTGCTTCAGGTGTTTCAGACCAGGCTTTTAAATCTGTGTACTTTCCTGCTAATTTCATTACCATTTCACCTTATGGGACCAGTATCGTGCAGACATGATGTCTGGGTTAGAATCCTGGGCATTATGTCTTGCGTAATATGACTTCTTCCTTGCTTTATCCTTAGCTGTTGTTGGGTTCTTGCCAGCGCCTTCTACACCTTGTTGACCAAAACGCACGATCTTCTCTTCACCGCCTTTGCATGCTTTGACCACGTGACTCTTGGTGGGGTGCCCAGGAGTCTTCCGTGGTTTGTTGCACTCCATAGAATCTTTATGAAGCTTGGCAGCGCTAGCCGCTTTACGTGATTTATCTGACATGAGTATTAACCAAATAGTGAACCAAGTCCGCTGCTGCCGAAGAGGGAAGGAGCGCCTTCATCTTCTTCGTCTGAAAAATAATCAAAATAACTTGAGCGAGTTGGTTTATATGTTTCTTTCTTTTTTATAGTATCATCAGAAAGCATTTTATCAATTGATCCCATTGCAGCAAAAGGATCAGAAAGATCAGGCAAACTGAATCCCATCAGTCCTTGCAATCCTTTTACTGAACTAGCCTTGCCCACATCTGAAGGCATTAAGTTTTTGTCTTCTTTGGTGGCATCAGGAAAAAACTCAGTATAAAACTCTGACTCACTTCCGCCATAACCTGCCTTCTGAAAAATATTAAACAGTGCGCTGCCACCAGCAGGCGCTTCAACTTTCTCGTCTGTGTCTCTTTGGATATAACCAAATCCCAACTGTTCTTGCGTTGGTTTAATCTTTTGTTCGTTTAACTGTTTAATGCGTTCACGTATGTCAATTGCTGGGTCGGTACTTAAGATGCTCATCAATGCACCTTTAATTTCTTCAGCCGGATCCGTGCTTGTATTGTAACCAAGACCTTTTAACTTCTCTTGGAGATCACTTGGTAAATTTGCAACGTCTAATTTATCAACAAACTCTTTGGCTTTTTGTTCGGCTGAAACAAAACTAAGGAAAACCGGATTACCAAAAGAAGTTTTTTGGTTTTGTAACGCATCCGCCAAGGGACCTTGGATAAAAGAAGCTAGGTCATTCCTTGAATAGGTATCTGCAACGGGGTCGTAATTTTTATCTTTACCGATTACAGCGTAATGTAAACGCGCAAAATCATTCTTATTTTCTAAATCAATACCATATTCATAAGCAAGTTGACTCCAGGTTTTACCATTTTTTACAGCCTGATCACTATTGCGTGCGTCCCAGGAACTCTGCACGCCTTGCTTCTGTTGTTCATATAGATCTTTTTTGGTTTGTACATCGGTACCAGAAAGTAATTCAGGGTTCCAGTAAAAGTTGGGGTCGAATTCTTTTTGTGTTGTTTTTGCTCCAAGTTCATTAATAAAAGTCTGCGCTTGTTTGTTGGCAAAGTCTTTTAAAGCACTTGAAGCAAGCTGAGTCTGCAGAACGTTTTGCTCATCTTCTTTAACGTCCATGTAACTAATAAATTCAGCAATTGACTTTGAAGTGTCAAAGCGAGGCTTCAAGTAATCTTGAACAAAAGAATTGGCAAATTGCTTTTCAACTTGATAGGTTTTAGCGGCATCCTCTGGGCTTGTAACTTGCGACATCTCTTGATATCGCTTGGCAAGTGTTTCGTCAAACCATTGCTGCCAATTGTATTGAACGGATGAACCTATGCCTAGGCTACGATCTAAGCTTTCGGATAGACTTTTGCCAAGCTTGGAATCGCCCCCAAAACCCATGTACCCACCAGCGCTGCTGTCACCCAAGATTGAGTTTTTAATGTCTTGCTTGAAGCTGTTGACACTGGGCATGCCCATGCCCTGAAGCATGTCCGACATTCCTTGTTTCTTAAGCGCTTTCGAATATTCGCCTAATGTCTGCTTCATGACATCAGCAGACAGAGCGCCAAAAACTTGCTCGCTTTGTTTGTCAATGTAATCTTGAGTTGCTAATTCAGCAAGAGATTCAGGTTTGTCGGTTGATTTCCCTATTATTGTTTGACGCAAAATCTGACGTTCTCTGTCGGTAGGTGCCCTTAAAGTTTCTTTGTAGGTTTCCAGGGGGCGTGGCTTACCTAACCGACCACTTGGTGCGCCAACAAACGTATAGTTTGCATGCAGAAAAGAATCTAGATCTGCGTATTTTTTCGTGATGTCGATATCGGCAATTTTCCTGCCGCCAAATGAAACTGCGGAAGAAGCACTGTTCCAGGCTTTGACTTCCTCTGGAACTTGCTTGGAGTAAAATTTTGCATCAAACTTATCAAGCGGGACACCTTGCTTGGAAGAATCCCAAACCTGCGCCCCTGTTGCTTTCTGATAAAAATTCTCAACCGATTCAATGGTCTCGTCGTCAATATAATCTTGAGCGTTACTATTGTTTTTTTGAAGAGTCTGATCGAGAGACTCCATTAACATCTTGTAGTTTTCCGGACCTTGAATTCCGTTCAGGCGTTGTGCAATCGTATCTGCCACTGTGACTTCATCACTTGTTGCATCCTTAGGAAGAACAGGTTTCAGTAAGCCGTTAACAGTAGTGAAACGAATCATGACGCTTCTTTGCGTAGCTGTAAATCAATTAGATTGAAACCGTCTGGTTCCATCCAAGCTTTTATTCTACTTAGTTTTTCTTCCGTAAAAAAAGACTGCTGGCGGTACCAGGTCTCCATTTCAGAAGATGCTTTGTTTGCGTTACATTTCTTGCATGCTGGAACCAGGTTGTTTCTATTGGAGCACCCAGATTTAAAACGTGGGACAATGTGATCTAAGCTTGTGGCTTGTTCTTCGCAATAAGCACATTCATGGTTCCAGGCTTGATATATACTTTCTCTGAATCGTTTCTTGGCAAGTTTTGGTCTTAATTCAACTAGCAAGGCAAGGGGCTCGTGCTGGCTGCAAAACATGCTCTTCAATTGCCGTTAATTGATTCTAATTTCCCTATGCATGTTTCTTTTAACAGAATAAAGATAAAAACTTGCTTAAGGCAGTTGACAGGTCATTGACACCCTGTAAGGTACGTAGGTAATGACTGCCGCCTCCATGGCTAAGTATCCAGGTTGGGTCTCTGCCCAGCAAGCAGGAGAAATCCTCGGCATTGACCGCAAGACACTCTTCAAGTACCGCGATGACGGTACCCTAAAGCTTGGCCCGCACTTCGCAGCTTTTGACTGTACGCGTTCTAGGGATAGCTACCTGTGGAACGTAGCTGCAGTACGTAAGCACCTGGACAAGCAGGAGAAGCTTGCCGCTATGTTGTGAGTGGTGACAAGGGTGGAGAACAGCAGCTCCGGTGATCCGGGGCTGTTTTTTTATGTGGGTTCAATTCCACTTGCGTAAGCTGCCCAGGCCAGACCCACTGCTTCCATCGTCGATAACTCCCCACTGGTGTAAGGAAGATTTATCACATCACCAGGGGAATAAACAATAGGACTGCCGCTGTAATAAACAGGGCTGTTACCAAAGGCACTGGCATTTAGCTGATCAGTTGACAACACGTACTTAGTTTCAATTACTTCTCCAAATTCAGCCACTTGTGAATGCTCCGTCTTTACGCTGTATCTCAAAGTTAGCACGTTTAATAAAACTGGTCGGCACGTTCAAAAGCTTTTGCATCATTGGCAGTAACTGTGGAGATTGGAAGTTACTTGGCGGCAAGTCCATATACTTAAGTCCATTAATAGAATCCACGTACTCAGCATGTTTCTTCATAACGCTTGATTCGTTGACAAGCTTTTGTTCCCACCTGACCATGCCTTCATCCATGTCGATGGGCACATCAGAGGGTTCAGGTAAGATAATTCCTTCTTGAAACCGAAGTGCATAAATGTGTTTGCAGTATCGCATCTCATCTAACAACGGAGTCCAGTAGTCATCAAAACTGACAATCTGGTTGTCTATAGCTTTGTAGTCAACAAATGTGCCGGGGCCTTCCGCTGCACCTGCACTTGGGACATTACGTAGATACCTTCCACCAAAATCTCTAAACAGTCCAGGATTGTCTATTGATTCAAATGTAAGCTCCAGGCGCCTGTTAACGTTTATATCCGTGTCTGCATTGTTGTTTATGTTTCCAGTTGCATCTGTTATTAGCTCATGGCGTCCATACTTCAACGAAGACGGCTTTGTATAAGGAAATCTCTTTGACTCACTGCCCTGCATGTCACGGAAATATGCGTAACTGCGACGACTAAAGTCCTGGCAAGTACATGCATACCTTGTGCCAAGCGTCAAGAATCTGTTGATTGCAGGAGGTCGGCTGGCTGGCGTAACAAACACACCATCAGGTGTTGACTCAAAGGAACCTGCTTTTTTTAATGTAAGAATTCCAGTAGCGCCGTCTACGTCTAGTAACAATGCCTGGACGTAACCGTATCTTTTATTCGTAGACGGATTTAACGTATCACTTGTCAGAGGCGTGCCTCCAGGCTCCAGGAGGCGGTCCTCGATGATCTCGCCGTTTAGTGGTTTAAGTGCTGCGTTACTGCCGACAGGAGGCACGTAGAGCGGCGCTGGGAGTGGGTTACTTGTGCTCCAGGTTCCTGCCAGCTGTACGTACCAGTTATCTGCGTCTTCTGTGACAGAGGCAACACTTGCTCTGGTGCCAGTGGAATCAAAGACGTTGTCAAAGCGCAATAGCGCACCAACACGACAACCTGTCCAGTGAATTCCAAATTCGCGGTTCGCTGTTGGAAACCCTTGTACAACACCAACAATTAACGGTTGATTGCCAGGGGGCACTATCGTCCCTGGAGGTGTTGGCATTGTGTAACGGAAAGGAAACGTTAGTCCTCGTTGGATGCCTACTGTTACAGCAAGCTCATATCCACGACGCCACCTTGTCCATGCAGATTCCCTATCCATTGCAACAATGGAGTTAGGCACTGCACCACTAGAAAACTCTGTGGTTATTGGTTTAATTGCCGCAGGTTTAAACTCAATCCTTTGGCTGAAGTTGCCAAAAAGATCACCCTGTTTGGGCGACATGTCTTAGAAGAATCCGCCTTGTGCGTAAACGTATGCGCCAGGGATGTACCCGGAACT